TTTTGTTTTCCTCGAATCCACAGGCTTTTAGTACTGTCTCTAAATTGTTAACTGCCTCGGTGTCTGCTTTGTCGCTTTGATTTAAGTAGTTTTTACCCAGCCAAATCAAAAGAGCCTGAGATCCATGTTCTAATGCAGATTTCAATTGTGCTTGTCTGATTTTTAACTTCATATCTTGTCTGCCTTGCTCATATGAATCTCGAAATTTCTTTCTGATTTGAGCCTCATCGCAGGCAAAGTACTTTGCAATCTCCTGAAAAGAACATCCAAAAGAGGCTAACATTCTGACTTTAGCGTGGGGTATTTTATCTAGTCTCATCTACCTCTACTGTAATAGACGACAGTTTCTTCAGTAATCTATACCAATGAACTTTGACTGTAGATTCTCCTACGCCTAATCCAAGTCCGATTTCTTTGAATGTTTGATTTCTGAGCCTCAGTTCTAAGACCTGACGTTGGCGTTCACTACAGCTATCATATATCTTGTAAGCATGGAGTTGGTACAGTCTGAGGTGGGGTGGGATGAGTCCATTTCTGAAGACAACAAACTTCTCTGAGATCTGTTCACTGACCTCAACTGCCTCATCTAAAGCAGCAGTGTCTTTGGAGGAGAAGATATCCATGTTCATTGTGCAACAGAATGTAACACTTAATAGCGTTTACAAACAACAGAGAAAAATTCTGAGACAGACTACGCGGAGCATCGCTGGGTCGCCTTGGTGTATCGGGTCAAAAACACCATAAAACGGAATATAGTTTCGCGGTCTTACGTCCATAGAATGAAAATTATTACAATTTATTACAAATTCTACTTGAAGTGATTAACAAAATACCTGATTAGTTTAATTTGATTAATCTATCCAAAGTTCGCGTTGCATACATCTTAAAATATTTGTTGTTTATTTGTTGTTTATTGATTAAACTTTGACATCGTTAGTAGGATAACGACATTAATTAAATAATAAATAGAGGACGCTATGAAACTAATAAAAGAAAAAAAGACACCCTTAAATATAGACAAGGGTCTATTATTTGAATATCACCGAGGTAATGTCTCATCTAAGCTATACAATGCAATTGGTAAACAGTTAATAAAAGAAAAGCGCTTTGCTGATCTTACATCCAATCATCTTAATAAATATATGAGGGAGACAAGATGATTAAATATCAAACACACTTGACACTAAAGTCAAGTAATAAAAAAGTAGGTAAAATTCCAGTCAGCACAACAACAGCGACAACTTGCCCGACATCTTGCCCGTTTAACAATGCGCGCGGGTGTTATGCCGAAACTGGACCGCTTGCTCTTCACTGGCGTAAGGTAACAGAAAAGAAGAGCGGGGCATCTAATAAAGTGTTTTTAGAACAAATAAAAAGCTTACCTGATAATCAATTGTGGCGACATAATCAAGCTGGCGATTTATACGGATCTAATGAAGTATTAGATAAAAAAGCTTGCGAGGATCTCGCCGAGGCTAATAAAGGAAAGCGAGGCTTTACCTATACTCATTATAAGCCTGAAATTCATAATAATAATGATATTATTAATAATATGAACGCTAAGGGCTTTACTGTAAATCTAAGCGGAAACAATGAAAGACATGCTATTGAATTAAAAAAGAAATATTCCGCGCCCGTTGTAGCTGTCGTTCCTATTGAACATTTTGCAAATAAAAAAACGACGTATAAAAAAGACGGCGTTACTTTTGTACAATGCCCAGCGACAAGAGACGATATAACAATTGATTGCGCAACATGTAAATTATGCGCCGTTCCATCTAGAAAAAGTGTTGTGTGCTTTCCAGCGCATGGGACGCGCAAAAATAAAGTAAATCAGGCGGTGACAATATGAGTTATAAAAACATTACCCCTAAATATATAGGACTAAAATCTAAAATAATTCGTAAAACATTGCGCACACCCTTAGACACTATAAAACTATTAATAAAAGTATATAAGCGGAATATTAAGCGTTTTTTTTTAATTAACACATGAGGACACCATGAAAGAAGTAATACTAATTGTTTTACTAGTCGGTATATATACGACGTTAAATATCTTTTTTAAGAGTTATTTTAAAATAAAAAGATCTCGCGACAACTGGCGAGAAACAGCCGTTTTGCTACAGACTAGGATCAATAACAGTAAATAAAAAAAAAGCCTTTTTTCGCTATGAATTGAGGCTTTTTTTGTTGCTCAAAATATAGATCCTGATATTTAATAGGATCTACAGCTATTTAAAAAATAATACAATGTTTTTTAGTGGGATCAGTGCGCCCAAAATTACGACTAGGTGCGCCCAAAATTCCAAATATTCCGACCTTTTTTCGATGCTTTAATCTCGAAAAAGCTGTCACAAAGTGGTTTTTATATTATTTGCCACAGGGTAATTTTTTTTTGAAGGAAAGATATTTTTAATAACAATCGTAGGAGAAGTAACAATGAAAATTGACATAAAAAATGATGAGAAATTTGAAATGATAGCAAGATGGATTCACTCTGAGTGCGATGCACCTATCTCAGAGATTGAATGGCTTTTAAGAAAATATTGCAAAGATGATGCAAAGATTTTAGAAAATGTATATGATGAAGTATTTGAATGCAAAAAAGAACAGGAGAAGTAAAAATGAAAACAAGAATAAAAATAAATGGCATACCTGGATATTATTATGTAGAAGAAAATACGCTATTTTACTCTATAGATGATATGGCTAGTTTAAGTGAAGATGATTGTATAGTGGAAGATTTAGCAGACTTAACAATCTATCAATATAATCAATTAGCTATGTCTATTAACAAATCTTATTCTGATTATGATATAAAAGAGTTAGAAGGTAGATTTATATAATAAGAGTAGGAGAAATAAAATGAAAATTGACATAAAAAATAATGATGTCTTGTATGTAGAGATTAATGGCTGGAATTATTATATAGATGACTCTACCAATGAACAAATCATTGATAAATGGAAAGAAATCCAATGTACACATTGTGATAGTAGATTAACTTTGCATCATATGGATTGGTCAGCTATAATCTGTAGTTATTGCGAAAAAGAGATCCAAGCATAAATACATTCTAACATCTTCTGATCTCACGAAAAGATGCACCACTAGATCTTAGCATCTTATTGCGCCAGTTAATCTTTTTGTTATTGGGATAAGTTGCAAAACAGTGTTCTAGGTGAACTATACTCCAATCTGTCCACCAATCGACTAATAGCGCACAACTAGTTGTTTCACCATCTATCTGCGCATATGGGCAAAGTTTGTCTGCTCTTGGTGATAATTTGCAAGGACTCCAAAAGTCTGCGTCCTGATGATCTAAAAGTATCTCTTTTAGTTCAGGGTAGTCATCTGCAATCTGTCGCCAAGGCTTATGACTTTTTGTCAATCTACTAGGCTTTAATGCCAAAAAAGTGTCTCCTATGTTATTCTTATATTATTTGTCTCAGGGTAATTTTTATATTTTAGTGTAGAGGGAAATTTTTTCCCTTTTTTTAAAATATACCCCGACGCAAAAAAAAGTGTGTATAAGTGTTATAAGTGTTATATCTATTTATTTATCGACGAGAGCCTATGTTTACAACTATGCACATCCAGGTGGCATAAGTGTTATAACTAAACACCCATTTTTGGAGTTATGACACTTATGACACTTATGCACATGTTTCTGTGTACGGGTGTTTACAAAAATTTTTCATATTCATTTCTCAAGATTCTATAATGATTACGCTTTAGCTTTTCAATTCTACCATGTTTTATCAATTTTTGCGCAAATCTTGTTACAGTTGTTAAACTATTAATATTCTTTTTTTCTGACAAACTGTCTGCTAGATCTTGAAAAGTAAAGTTATCGCCTTCTGTTTTTATATTTTTAAGTATAGAGTCTTCTTCACTTTCTTTGATTTTCGCATACCAAAACTCTTCATTCTTTGGTAACACTCCAATGTTACTCAGCCACAACTCATTATCCATGAACTTAACTCCAATGGGTCTAG